TCTAAAGGCCATTTGATCGCATCAATAGTCTGCAAGTCAATTGTGGTGTAATAACCATCAAGAGCTTTCTGCAAATTAATTTGATAAGGCGGGTTGAACAAACGAGTTCCATCAACCTCGTACATCTGCGCGTCCCATCTCCCATCGGTCCACTTCAGAATGTCATCAATGACGTTAGCATGGAAAATAGGCCATTCTTTGCTAAAATTTAAAACAGAATCAGTAACTGCAACCGTATGAGTTTGCGCGGTAATATCATAAACCCAGATTTGATGATTGAGATCAGCCTTGAAAACAAAGTAGACAATTGAATTTTTTTTTAGCCATTGGGTAGCTCCAATAACCTGATCTTCAGGACCTATTTCTGCGTTCTCAATTAATAAAGTTCCATAGGAGGTCTCTACTGCATAAGCGTTACTTGAATTATAACCGAGCCTACAGTATGAAAAATCGCGATAATCGCCCTTAGGCATACTCTGAGGGGTGTCGTCGGTGTTTATACCGCCGGTAAAGGTTATAATCTCGTTAAACTCCATTATCCTAGATTAAATTCTGAACTTTGTGCAAGTGCATCAATCATTTCGCTCAAACGTGGAGCTTTAATCAAAAGATTAGCGCTCCATTGAGCTGCCTCGTACTGAATCTGTAGCTCTTTGTACTTAGCCTTGTCTTCGCTGTTTCCCTTGTGCAAACAATACTCGCTCATCAAATACAAACGGAATGGCTCGGCGTATCCCGTGTCGATTAAAGTGTTTTCATTCACTTCTGATCCGTTTGAGAAATACTCTATAACTAACTGTCCGTCAGGTATGTTGTGGCTGAAAATAATATTATTACCATCTATGCGATAGTAATTCTCATTACGTCCACCACCAACGGTATAGTTGGGATAGTTATAAAAATAACCAAAGTAACCAGTAGGAAAAAATCCATCCAATACCAAATCATCATTCTGATCGCTCTCACACTGAAAAAATTCTTCCGGATAGGTTAATGATGTATCTGGAGTCAAAGTCCAAATACGACGGCCTGATTTCAATCCCACCTTAGAAATCCTCATGCAATCGCCCGGCATAGTAAATACTCTTGCGCCAGTATCTATCTTAGCGTATATCGTTTTCAGGCTTACGTTACCATCCAGTGGAGCCTTTTCACTCAAGTAATCAATGGCCACTTGTGTCATCCATGTCAATTCACGACCTGCTGGGTTTTTACCCAAGCGGTATAGTGCTGATGTGGCAATGTATTTTATATTCTTGATCGTCATCCGTTACTGTATAATCTTGATGTATCTCTTGCAAGTCCTTGAACATCAATTCCGTCATTATTCAAATCATCCTGGAATTGCTGACTCATCAATACCTGCATACACATTTGGAACAACATCATTTCGCCTTTACCGGTCTCATCGCTTGGGATGATAAGAACATCATCATCTTCCATTTGATAGACGTTTGGAACCATGGTAACTGTTACATCACCCTCTGGTTTCTTATTGAATCGCAACTTATCTTTGAAAAGAATAGCTGCCGAACTATCTCCCCCTCGCAATGTGTTGAGAGCGCTTGATTCCGCTTTGGTCTGAACCGAATATGAGTTAAAACCAGAAGACTGATCTTCTACACTAAATATAGCCATAGTCCCCGCAATTGGCTGTGGACTCAAAGTTACATAGTAACCATTGGCGTCAGTAACGGGCGTAAAAATGTATGGAACCGCCATATCACTTGCCTCATAAGGATCGCGTGAAACGATATCAGCAAGGGCAAAATTAAGTACGCGAGAAATGATCGAACGAGGATACAAGCGGCGCAAATCTTCTGGCGTATCTCCGCCAGTCAACCTGTGCTGTATTAATTCGATGGCTTGACGTTTCGTGATCATACTTTACTTGGCATTTGAGTCTGAATGTTCCATTGGTTTTCATTACCAATTCCGATGTAGGTCTTGATCAAATCGGTCAAGTGGTCTACACAGCTTTCTGGATACTCAAATTCAACACTCAAACTAGGAGTACCTACAGGCTGTACGGAGCTGTTAACGTGAACGGAACCCGGTGGTAAATATACGGGAATTCCGTTAATAATGTCATAGTCAAATACAGGTTGTATCGGTTCTCGTATGTAAGTAAAGGTTATCCGTGGCATATACGGATAAATAAAATACTTGTCATTTCGTGTAACAAGTATTGGATCATTTTCTTGTGGGTTATCTACCGGGCTTGTAATCGAGTTACGCATCTTAGCGTCAAACTCGTGTTGGCTTACGAACTCAACGCTGCGGTAATTTGTTTCATACGAACACTCCTTATTCAGAATCTCAAGGAAACTTGCAGTCGCCTGATACCAAATATCAGCAGGAATGGTCGCGTATCCTCCACGTTCTGGACGGCCCTGCAATACCGGCGTAAACGACATTGCTGGATATTGAGGCGAGCCTAAGGTCTTGATAAACGTCTGAAGATCGCTAGTAATCTCTCGGTCTTTTTCAAAATTGTCTACAAGCGTATTTAAGTAACGCTGGTTCACAATGTTGATCGCGCGATTGAAGTCATCGGGCGTGATGTAGCCACCCCTCAGGTCTTTACCAGCCCTGAAGAGAAGCTCATCATATATTTGTCCGAGGTTAGTAGTCATTATTCGTAAATTCTAACTTCTATGTATGCGTTTGTCAAAACTTGATCATCCAAAGTCAAAGTGTCTGCAAATTTAGTTTCTATAATGACTCGGTTAGATGCGATACGAGCAACTACGCATGGCGTGCGGGTTGGTGTTACAATATCTCCATTAGATATCAAAACCATTGTTGATGCCGCATCGAAACCTCCAGGCGTACCTAAATAATAGTCACCCGCACCGTTTCTTGCAGCCGTAATTGTTAAACCTGTATCATTATAAATCTCAGTAAGCACAGGAATAGCTGTACCTGTTTGATTTATTATAGCCACATAGGTTGAAATCTTCGGAGCCACTACCTTTTGCACCAGTCCTGAACCCGTTACACCTAACATATGTGTAACTGATCCCTCTTGGTTTGTTCCGTCATATTTATCAAGAGTTACAGATCCATTTGGATTTAAAGTAAAACCAACACTCTCAGTTCCACCGAGTTTAGTAGTAAGCTGAACATTTGAATTACCAATTGCAGCATCAACCCACGTGCTTATAATTTTTCCAGCGGTAGCCATTGCCCCTAGAGCGTCTTGAGCCCTTAACCAAATTGCAGCACCTATTCCATTTGCACCAGCACCGCCTGTTGTTGTAGTTTCGATTAACAGGTTCCCTGGAACATTGGTGGCGGAGGCTTGTTCTACAGTCATTCTAGAAGCTGGACCATCAAGCGTTTCAATATCCAATGTCAGTCCGCCTCCTGTAAGTTTTAACACACCAGACGTGCAATCAATAGTTGTAGATGAATCGAGCGCTCCCCCAAGTCTAACATCATTGCCCACCTTATTCAATCCGTTGATACCATCAAATACAGCAAGCGAATCTATCTGATCAAGTTGTCCTTGAACAAATCCAGAGGTTAATATGTTGCCTGGATTTGCCGGTATTTCAGATGCTGTTGGAACCTGCCCAGGGCCATAATATTCTTCCCAAGTTGCCGCATTAGGTTCATTATCAGTGCAAATGTAAATTACTTGAGTTGCTACGTTTTCCCACAAAGCACCAATCTGCACACCTTGCGTTTCATCATTCTGCGCTGTAGGAGATCCGGGTCCTACTGGATCGGCGTCAAAAAGTCTAAATTGAATCGCGTTGATAAGTGAATCAATAGTAGAGGCTGCATTATTATTTACCCACTGATATGTATCTGGATCGCAACATCCGCATTCGCATCCAGAAGCGTCAAGTTGAGCTTCGATAAGAGCAAGTGTTTTGCGGTAATTTTCAATGTCTCCGCAAGAACGGTAATTCTGAGCCTCGGCGTAGTAGAGTAATACATTATCTACAAACACTTGGTACTTAGATATGCGGTTGCGTTGAAGTTCGGTAGCATGGGCATTGCGTAAACTTTCAATACAAGGAATAAGTCCACAAAGAGATCCAGCGCAACTAACCACAAATTCTTGAGCGCCAGATGAAATATACTGAAGAATCAATCCGTCAGTCTGAACCTTTTGAATTACTTGACTCAACGTAACTCCAAACGTACCTGTAGCAAGCACATTGTTGCTATACGGAAGCGACGATGTTACAATCTGAGAGTTGAACGTAGGTGTGAGACTTGTCCAAGCCGGGTAGTTAATTGTAGCGCTTAGACTTGTAATTGTCTGACCATTCAATACAGTTGAGTTGGCTACAGCCCATGTTCCATTTGTGCCATACTCGCAGTCATAAGAAAAAGTTACTTCTGCCGCTGATTGCACACAACCAGAGTAAGTGTACACAGCGTTTAATTGAGTATTAGTTACATCGAATGTAGCGCTTGTATCTGTATCATTCTGTAGTCCAGAAAGAGTAATGGTGAATTCACCGCCCGATTCTGGACCAACCGATGTAATGACAACAGGGTCAAGACTTGGAGCCATTTCCAGTTCATTACCAACTTCAAAGAAGTTTGCGTATTGAGCGCTAAATAACCCATTATCAACAATTGCCGTGCTAGGCAACGTGATCGACACAAAATCGCAAGCGCCCTTTAATCGTAGTCTGTAAAGTAATGTATATACTCCATTTGCTACATTCCCATTACTATCGAGCGGCAAAGCAAAAGCATAGAATGGGGTCTCACCAGCAAATGGTGAGAACGCCCAGTCTTGCAAGTTTATCATGGTTGTAGCATTGTTTGAAGGGTCGTTCAAATCAACAATTACATCTCCATTAAAAGTAATTACACCCACCCCCTTCGCTTCTGTTGCCGCAACATCTATGTTTAAGGCAGCATAATCAGTTGAGTCCGTTACTATACCTCGCGGAGCTAACGCCCCCGTAAGTGGGTCAACGTATGTTAGATCAAACGTAAGGGTTACAGTGCTAATCATCTTTTTATAGTTTTCTTAATTTACCTAATAATTCTTCATTTACCTTGAGGTGATCAATCAGAGCAAATGCAGCTTCGCTACCCTTCTGCGCTGACTCAAAGAATGGTGATTTCAACCACTTTGTTCCATCGCCTCTACGGTCGCGAATATACCACATTCCGTCTTCATTTTTGATAAAATTCTCACTTATCAATCGGTTAACTAATTCGTGAACAGATTCTCCCTCCGGAGTCTTTGCTTGCTGAGGCTTAACTGAATTAATAATTTCAAAAGCGTTCTTCTTGAACACTTCGCTACCAGCCTTGATTGCGTCATGCAGCATTACTCGTGTTTCATCTTCTGTGTGAAGCGGAGCCATTCCAAGACCTTCTATCGTCTTCAAAATTGTTTTGTAATCCAAATCAAAATAGATGAGGTTTTCAAGCTCACGGGCAACCTTGGCGGCGTTGATTTTGCTCTTAGCTTCAACGTGTTTCATTTCGTATTCATACATTACATTAATGGACTTGTATGAAGCCTTATTACCTTCAACAATTGGACACATATATTGAATGTAAAACAACAAGTCCTTTTGAGTTGGCTTAATAGTAAAGCCGTCATTAATGCTAATACGATAATTTTGATAACTTACAGAACCCCCTATATTACTAGGGGCAGACGTTGTATACATTAATGTATATTCAGACTCAGTCTCTTTATCGTAAAAATTTGCTTTAGTCTTAATAGAAGAGGCTCCAGGCCCCTGAATCATTAGAACCGGGTCTGAGTCTGGGTTGTTTGATGGTACCTTATATGTCCTTATTTTATATTCATCTCTAACCCTTAAAACCACTGGTCTTTTTTCATTAAAAAAATAAGGGAAATCGTTTCTGAGTTCTTTTTCTGCCCACTCTGGAATATCCACGGGCTGATTGTTGCTTAAATCGTATAACATTTTGTTTTATTTATTTAAAAATAGGGAGGGATTGCTCCCTCCCCATTTTGAGTTTACATTAAGATTAGGCTGTGAACATACCGTACTTGTTAGCATTGATAAACTTGTATGCTACTTCAGATACGATGTGAACACCGAGCTGCCATACGTCAGTCTTGTTAGCTGCTGCACGACCACCTGTCTGCCACATATTCATGAAGGCTCCTGGCTTGTGAGCAAGACGGATGTACTTACCCATGTTACCGATACCGTCGTCAACACCTCCATTAGTACTCAATGGGATGAAGAAAGCATAACTCTTCCAAGCATTTGCTGATGAGTCTGCACCAACACCAAACATGGTTGGGTTGTCAAACACGCCCATACGAACAAATCCAAAGTTCTTGTTATTAAACACCACGTTGTTGAATGAGTATGTCTTACTCATCAAGTCAGCGTATGCACCTTCACCCCAGAAAGTTTTCTCCATTTGAACCTTGTTAACCTGTACGTTCAAATTGAATGGGTTGTTTGCACCAGCTGTATTGACGGTGTTACCAAACAAGCCTTGTTCGATAGTAGCCTGCATAGCACCGCTAGTCCACACCATGTAGTTCTTTACAGAACCGTCCTGTGAGGTCAAGGCTGATTCCATGGCGTACATATCCGTGATATCAAATCCAGCAACAGGTGCTGCTACTGAAATAACAGTACTTGTTCCACCATTAGTTCCAGACTGGTTGTTGCGAATTGCATTCTCAAGTCCCTGTGTGGTCTGAAACGATGTAGCAGTCAAAGCAGCCGTATTGTAAATAGTGGGCGTAGTTGACGGAACACCAGTAAAGAAGGTGTTTACAAGAGCAACTTGGTGTTCACGCTGCAAGTAAATGATGTCGCGTGAGTTAGAGTATGGAGTCTGAACTCCGTTCTCCAACTGTGAGTACCAAAGTTGGTTGTAAAGAGCCTCTGAACTAGAAGTGGTGTCGTTACGGAAAGTCTGCAATGGGGAGGTGTGAACCGTATCAAATACAAACTTAGAGGCGTAAGAGCCACCATTTTCAGGAGCTGAGTTACCTACATAAAACATCAAATCAGCAGGTGCTGCAGATGTGTTAAGCAAGGGAACCATTGTAACCGCAGTAGCAGACGTCTTGTCTGTGATTTGGTAAAGAGCGCCTGTGCTTGCGTCTCTCCAAATGTCACCCTTTGCTGGGAAAGAGTATTGTACACCGCCAACAGTCTGAACTGCTGATCCACTAATTGTTACCGCGAATGGACCTCCAACAGCACCTACGGCAGTCACAGTAATTGGGGCTTCCATACGGGTCATTTCAAACCAACGAACCTTAGGGTTTTTCGCAATTTCGCGGTTACCCACAGCGTTCATGATTTGGTTCATAGCGTCCCAATATTCGTCACCGAACGGAAGGTAAGCTACTGCGTCAAAGTCTTCCATAAGTGCGTCCCAGTTGTTCTGGATCGCACCATAGGTCATAGCACCGGTAGGATTGGTGGTGCTATTATTACTGGGTGAAAGGGGGTATGTAAAACTAGCCCCAGGAGTATATCCCATTGTAGTATTTTTTTAAAAGTTAATTATGATTTTAATATCTGCGATGGTAGAGGAATACCGCGCTCCATGAGATCTCTTTGAGCAGGTGTAAGCCCTTTCATATCAGCAGATGTTTTGCCTACACGATTCGGCGTTTTAGGCTGACCGTTGTAGACTTCTTTTACCACCTTTTTTTCGGTTTGAGCCGTAAGTGATTTGGCTATTTGAACACCGAGATCCCCAGACTGAACCTTATGAATGAGGATTTGATTCGTTAACCATTCACGTACCGCTTGTTTACCTTCCTTTGTGGTAGTATCAAAGGCTTGACCTAAATAACCGGCATACTGCGACTTCAAAATCGATTCGACCTCTTCGTTTGAAACTTGTAACGAAACTTCCGTATCGCCGAATTTGTAGGGGACATCCTTTAGCTGCTTGGCGTAAGTCTCTGCTTCGGCAAGTGCTATAGATTGTCTTTCCGCAATCTGTTTTTGAGTTTGGCTCTTTAGCTCCTTTGCAAAGGTATAAGGATTTTTTACTGTTTCAACATCTTTTTTAGTCTTTTCAATCATTTCAATTGCATCAATTGCATCAGACTTTAAAAGAGCTGTAGCATAATATTCACCTTCACCTAAATTATATTTTTCACGAATGGCTTCCTCAATAGTTGACTGGCCAAGTCGCTTGAATTTATCAGGATTCTTTACCGCCTCAGCAAGAACTAGTGCTTTGAGCGGATCTTCCATCAAGGTATCCGGATTAGAAGATACAATTTGATTAGCTATAGTCGAGCTAATACCCTTTTTACCAAAGGCTACAATCGTCTTGGCTTCCTCAATTCCAGCAAACGGATCATCCGCGTCTTGCAAAAGAGCAAGACCTTCTTCTATTTCTTTTTGCTTGTGGGTTAACTCATCTGCAAGACTTTTGTAAGAACGAAGTTGCTCAAACTCGCTTTTAAAGGAATCTTCGCTATCGTAACCATACGCAGCAAACCATGGACTGTCCTGTGGAGATGTTTCCTCGTTAACCTGTTCGTTTTCTTGATTGGTTACTTCTTCGTTTACCAATTCTTCTTGATTGTTCAATTCGTTGTTTTCCATATGTTTTATACTCTACCTGTTATTTCATTTCCCATTTGTGCTTCAAGTGTTGCCTCAAGCTGTATTTGTTCCAATACTTGTTTTCCTTTCAATAACTGAACTTGATAGTTTGCATCAGCTTTAATCTTAGCCATCTCCTGCTCCTTCATAAGTTCCATGTTAGCCATCTCGCGCTGCTTCATAATCTCGATCTGAGCAAGCTGCATTGCTGTTTGGCGTTTAGCTTCTTCAGTTACAAGCGCAGATTGCTGTTGCCCTTGGATTGTCTGCTGCAACATCATTTGTGCGTGTTGTTCTTCTCGCTGACGAGCCTCTGTTTCTTCAGTCGCCATAAACCAAAGAGCTTCATCCACATCTCCATTCTTCAATAGTTGAGCCACACGCTCTACACTTGAAGGACTTAACAAAACAGCACCATCCTTGGTTGGCATTTGAGACATCTGTATAGCACGTTGAAGAATAGCGCTCTTCTCTTTTTCATTTGGAAGAACCTTACATGAAATCGCAAGCTGATCCAGTGACAATCCTTCAAGTTCATCAAGAGCGTTTATCATAGTTTCCCCAATAACGCTTTCATAAAATTCTCGAATCTTAGGATCATATTCAATATCTATTCGAGCCTGGTGAATGATTCTTTCGCCAAGTTTTTGTTTGAACTGACGTTCAGATTCACGTAGTGGCCAGTTGGCGTGATTTCCGGCGATATAATCTGCTTCCATAACACCAACCAAGCGCTCTGCTGACTGATCGGGACTTGCGGCCATTGCATCCGGAATACCCATGAGATCTTTAATCATCATTTGGATATTCGCTATCTGAGCAAGCCATTCTTGGCCCTGAGGACCGAGTCCATTATCCATCTCAACAAGTGGTTGAGATACATATTTACCCGTTGCCGCATTAAATTTAGTAGCGACAATCTGAATACCGTTTTGACGGTGGATGTGCATGAGGTCGAACAAGTCGTACTCTACACCTCCAATCTTGATATTAGCAGCTTCGCCAACATCAATTCTATATCCCTTAGGAGCAGCAGCCCATACCGCCGCACGTAACTTCAATACTGCAAACATCAAATCATCAAGCAATCCCTTCACGCTGCGTGTTGGAGATTGTCCATTGATACGATGAATGACATAAGAACTCATCGGAGACAAGCCCTTCTGCATTTGGTTTGCCTTCTTCTTCCACTCGTAGATACGATCTTGCCCTGTTCCTGAAATAATATAAGAACCTTCGTACCAGTAGTTGCAAGCAACCTCATCATATGTATCATTGGGATTCTTCTTCTTCTCATCTACCGGCTTATTGTTA